TACTTGGTCGCGCAACCCGGCTAAGAAACCACCGCCTGTTTCTACGCCTGCGTCTTTTGCGTCGCTAAAACTAAACCCGGCTTTAATACCGTCGGCAACGCTTTTGCCGAAATCGTTAAACGCGTCTTGTGCGTTTTTAAGTTGGTCTTTAGCGTCGTCTAATGCGTCGGCCAGTTTGTCGGTTATGACGTCGTAAAGTTCGTTAATGGTTTTTGACGCGCCGCCTACTTTGTCGTCTAATCCTGCGGCTTGTTTTTTGGCTTCACCTGTTGCGTCGGCTAGGCGCATTGTTTGTTGTGCGCTGTACTTCAAGTTTTCGTTATATGCACCTATTGACTTTTCGTCGGTAAATGCTTCGCGCAATTTGGTTAACCCGTACCATGCTTGACTTAGCGGGTTTTGCATATTCTTTAAAAACCCAATAAAACCGCCAATTTCGTTACTACTGTTTTTAACCGGTGTTGGTAGTTTGTTAAACGCTTGCGCTAAAAAGTTAATGTTTGCGGTAGCGGTTTTAGCCTGTTCGAGAAATGCGGCACCAAATTTGGCTTGTAGGTCTTTGAACGTTGCCGACAATGTGCGTGTGCTGTTGGCTAGGCCGTCGCTTGTACGCATAAAGTCGCCTTGGGCGTCGCCTGTTTGTTTGTAAATTGCGGCTTGTGCGGCCAAAATCTTTTGTTGTGCGGTTAACGCGCCTTTACCGTCGTAAATGCCAAGGGTCAAAGCCTCTTGTTTTAGGGTCGCGTCGTTAAGTAAAACACCGTAACGGCGTAACGGTTCGGCTTCGCCACGTAACGCGGCACCAATGGCTTGTACGGCTTCCTCTGGCGTTGTGTTATTAAACGACGCTAAATCGGTTGCTAGTTGAGTGAAATCGTTACTAAATATGGCTAGGTCGGTTCCGGCTAAACCGGCTGCTTTACCAAACGTGCCAAACACCCCGGCTGCTTCAAGTACGGCTTGTTTGGATTGGCCAAGGTTTTTAGCAGCGCTACTAGCGAATTTCTCGACGTCGCGGGCGCCTTTACCAAATACAACGTTTACTTTACTTAGGCTTTCTTCCATGTTTGACGCGGCTTTAATGGCCGGGCCAAGCACACTTTGAACGGTGCCAAACGCAAGGCTTAAACCGCCAACAGCACCGGCAACGGTTTTAGCGCTAGTGCCAAATTGTTTTAGTTGTTTGTCGGCGGCCTGTACCCCGGTATTAACAAACGAGGTAATAATAGGTATGTTAATTGCCACTATTTGTACCTCTGTTTAAGTTGTTGGTTGGTTTTCGCTTCGACGTCTGCAATAACTAATTGTACTTCCTGTTGTACGGCAGGCTTGTTTTTCTCTACCGCTTTGTCAATTACGCGCGGTTGTGTGCCACCGCCTGCAACGTCAAGGTTTGCCACAAACAACCCTTGAGTATGTCGCCCGGCATGGTCATAGATAGCACCTGCGGCGTCGGCTTGTTGCACCGTCATTAAACGATATGGTTTAGCGCCGAACGGTATTTGTTCTGTATGCGTTTTAACACCGTCGGTATATCGCGCAAACTCTACGTAACGTTCTTTGGTTGCGCGTGAACCAACCTTTACTTTAAAGCCTTTTTTAACCGCGTTGGTATCCCATTTAATCTCGCGGCCTTTAATCAGATTGCCTCGACGCATACCCGAAAGCGGGGCACCCTTAACACCGGTAATGGTTGTAACCATGCTGCGGGCCTCTTGCACCATGACGTCACCGGCGCGGGTAATGCGTTTAGTTACCTGCCGGCGGTAACTTGGGTCTATTTTGTGCAATAGCGCTAAGGTTCGGTCTATTCCTTTTACCTCTAAAATTGGTTGCGCCATTGGGGTTACCTTTTGTTTCTGTCTCCCAAAACTTTAGCCACCGTCGCTAAATCTTGTGTGTCAAACGTAGCGCTGTACCAATGCGGCGCCCACCCTGTTGCTATTAACAGTTCGGCTAATTGCCGTCGGTAGGTACCGCTTGGGTAGGGTTTGGGGCCTCTTGCGCGGTTACCTCAATGTTTGTTACCTGTTTGCAATACGTGTCGAATTCTGACGGCACAACAATTTTTGCTTGTTTACTTGCTTCCCAAGCCAAATACAGCAAATCCTCTACACCTATACCGTTTGCCATGTCGGCCGCTTTGCGTTTGAAACGACGTTCCCATAGCACAATGGTAAATAGGTTTGTGCTTACCGAATAGGTGCCCTCATGGTTGGTTACTTCAAGGGTTAATTGCATTGTTTGCCTCTTTCGTGTCGGGCCGATTGTTCGGCGCTAATTATGCAACGCTGTATTGGCCACCGACAAACGTTACATCTACGGTGCTAAGTTCGCCCAATGCCGCGTTTACGACTGGCATTTCAAGCAACGCGCAATTTGTTAGGGTGAACAATTCACCTGCGGCGTCTACTACAACGGTAATGTCGTCGTTGCCTACAAGTGCTGCCAACGTTGCGTACGTTTCGCTTGCTGCGTAGGACTGGTAAAGGGTAAGGGTAACTTCGTGGTTGCCCAAACCTGCTTGGTATTGGCGTGAAGTCTGACCAAAAGTCGTGTATTCCAACTGGTCAAAACGGTGCGTAAATACGGCTGCGGTGCATTGGTCGGTAAGCGAAATGCTGTTAACCGAAACGCCCGGGGTTGCGAGGTAGGTGCTAGTTGCCATGTTGTTTAACTCTCTTTCGTTGCTTTCTTATTTTTAGCACTTTTTTTTGGTGCCGGGGTGGATACTGGCGCCGGGGTTTCGTCGACTGTTTCAACTATAAAACCACCCCACAATAAGGCTGCAACGTTTATACCCGGCTTGGGTACAAACTCTGTGCCTATTTCACCTAGGCGGCGGCTTTTAATTATGTACATGGTTTCCTTACGCGGTTTGGGCTTGCATTTCAATAGTTAAATCATAGGCGGGCAATTCGCTGCCGCCGATAATGGCAATAGTTGGGCGCCCGTCGGTTACTGCCACGTTTTTACCTAACACTTTGGCGGCCATGTTCATAAGGCTACGTTGCGCGTCAAGGTTGCCCGGCCCAAGGGTGATTAGTCGAACCGGAAACGTAATCTTGACAATGTTATAGTTAAACGCCACAAACGACGGTGCGTCAATAAACGCACATGGTGGCACAAGGTTACGCGGGTCGTTTACTACCTGTAGCCCTGTAACGGTCTGTAACGTGGTTGTAAGGTCGTCTAACGCTTCGTTAAATAGGTCTGTGTATGCAACAGGCATTTAAAATACCGACGGCCTATCGACGCCTAATAGTTGTTTAATCATTGGGCTAAGGCCCATGCTGCCACCGGCGGCCAATCCGTCAAATGACGCAAAATCGGTTACCGCGCCACGTTGACGGTATAAGAAACCGGCATAAGCAATAGTGCCCAACAGTACCGACGCGTTAGGCACCGTGGTAAGGCTTTCGTTTTTGTAGCCCGCCTCATTTCTGCGCCTGTAGGCAAATTCGTTAGCGGCCAACCTGCATTGGGTAATAAAGGCTTGGTCTGTTGCGGTAGCGGTTCCTATTCCTAACCAATCCTCTACCTGTGCGTCGGTTGTAACCCACGTGCAAGTAGGCGTAGTAGTTAGGGTGCCAGTAGCCGGGCTAATGATTACATTGGCGGCGGTTTTGGCAAACAACACTTGGTTTTGGATTGGTTCCTCTACGTCATAAGTAAAAAAACCGTATTCGTCTACACCGGTGAAACGGTATAAAGGTAGTTCGCGTACCGTGTATGAACCGTTAAAGGTTGCGTCTACACCCGCAAGGGTAAAAGACTGGCCAACCTCTAACGGGTCTGCGTTGGTTAGTAAAACAACTACTGCGTAGTTATCTACCAAATATTTTTGGGTGACCGAATAAGCGGCCATAATGGCCTACCTTTCGGGTGTTAAGCGTTTACCAGTTTTACAAACTTGGTTGCGTCTGCCATAAACGCGGCTGCGTAGCCACGGAAAGCAATCGTGCGGCCAAGTGTGCTTGGTACGTCAATAGAGATAGCACCCTTTTGCTGTTCGTAGAATTCGAAACCGGCTGCCGGGCCTGCTGCGTGTCCTACAACACCGCTAATGGTTCCGGTTGTGGTTCCGCCTGCCATGTTCTTATCAACTACAAGCACAAGGCCCAACGGGTTGCCGTTCCATGAATTTGCCGACGACGTGCCAAGCGCGTTTTGACCAATAAGGTTTGGTGCGCCAGTAAACGGAAACACAGGGGCGCCCGTTGTCGTGGTAAGCATGCCCAATTTTGCCCATGTAACAGGACTTACGAAATAATGGGTTGGCAAGTAGTTGCTTGTGTTTGAAATTTGGTATGCAGCACCGTAGATAGCGCTAAGCCATGCTTCCGGGTCTGTAATGTCGGACACGGTTTCGGTTTGTGATACACCGCTAACCATTGTGTCAACTGCGTAATTATCGGTGGCCTGTCCGTAGGCGATTGCTAACTGTTCGATTACGATATTTAGCGAATTTGGGTCGCTCCAGTCCAAGTCCTGCTCCGACAACGTGACGTAGGTTCCAAAAGTAAGTTTCGAAATGTCGTTGTTTGTAACGGTGACGGTTGACGGGTCAAGCGCTGTTAACTGGCCAGTAGGTTGCTGCGTTACTACAGGGCGGGTACCAATTTTTGGGCGACGGAAAGTAGCGCCTGCGCTTGGCATGGCACGTGTACCGATTGCCGACACAAAAGGCCTAATAGGGTTTAGCGAGTCGTACACGCTGCCGGTGATAATTTCCGGCAAGATACCCGGCGTCGAGTCGGTGTTAATGTCCGGTGCTACGCCCGGTGCTGCTTCAACAACTGCTTGCTTAATGTTTGCGTTGAGTTGTGCAAAATCTGAACCGCCGCGCACAAATGACGCGATATATTCGCTTGGTGACGGCAAGCGCAATTTACGTGCTTGTGCGAAAAGTGGCTGTACTGCCGACGCTTCTACAACTGCCGGTGCTTCTACTGGGTTTGACATTTCGGTTACTTCCTTTTCTTGGTCTTGTTCACTATTTAACTCTACTTCGTTTTCGTTTTGGTGGATACTTGCCGATACACGTTCTACCTTGGCGGCCTCAAACGCGCCATATGGCAGTAAAGACAATTCCTGCCACTCACCTGCGGTAACAATCATGGTGCCGGCTTCGTCGTAACTAAACGCTGTTGGGTTTACACCAACGGAAACGCTATCTAAAACGCCGTCTTTTGCTAGTTGTAGGGCTTCGTCACCGGCGCGGGTTTCGCTAATGCGGGCCTCAAATAGCACCGTGTCGCCTACTAGTTCGCGGGCTTCGACAATGCCGATTGGCTGCGTACTGTCGTGGTAAAGGTACATTTTGGGTTTTTTACCCTCTAATGGCAGGGCGCCGGGCATAAACCGTACCTTTTGGCCGTCGCTAACTACAGCGTCAACGCCATATTGAATTGCGACGCCGGCAAGGGTGCGACGTGGCAGCGCGTCACCTCTAGCGGCGTCTAAAGTTAAATCTTGTGGTGTAAGCCTAAGCATTTGCTTGCCTCATTTCTTCGGGCGTTTCCTCTACGTAAACTTCGGTGTTGTATTCGTTGGCTAGATAACTTTCAATATCGAACATTACTCCAGTACCATTTGGCAACACGTTATTTGCGCTAAGTGTTTCTTGTATGCAATCTATGTACGGTTTAACGCCAAACGTGTATAGGTCGCGCGACGCTTCGCTACTTGAAACATAAGAGTAATTTCCAATGCTCACGGAAACAAGGTACGCGGGGACATTGGCGAGACGGGCAATTTCTTTACTTTGATATTCGGCGGCGTCAATCAAAAGCATTTTGTCGGGTGTTGCGGTGTTAGGTATTACCTCTACGAATTCGTTCACCGCCGTTGTGGCCGAATTTAATCTACTGGCGTCGTAGGCCGCGGCCATGTCCGCTAATTCTTGTGCAGACATAGGTTCACCGCCAACCTGTTTAAGCGTTGTGGCCGGCATGGTTGATAGGGCGTTTCGGTTACGGGCCTGTTCCAACTTAAGCGCGGTGTTTATTGAAGTCCAACCGGTATAAAGCAAACCTTGTACCGGTGACATAAACTGCACAATGTCTTTGTAATCCATTGGTAAACCGTTAAACAAAATTTGTTTAGACGGGCCGAAACGTACGGGCGATTGTTGGTCTTGTAGCGTAATCATGGCGGCAGGTAAGCGCGTAAAATTGCTTGGGTAGCCGTCGGCCGTTCTCTCTGTAACGTACCAGTAGGCCGAACCGTAGAATAGCAAATCGTCAAAAGTCCAAGACAAAATAAAGTTGTTTGTTACGCCTTTGTCAATTCGACGCAACCAACTACGCGGTGCTTCCGGCACTTTTTCCATTTCGTCGCCGTTCCACATTTCTTTATACATGACCAACGGCAAACAACCAATAACACTTGCCATTAGGTCACGTGCGCGGGAAAGCGTAGGCACCTGCATAAAACGTGCGCGTTGGTCGCCCTCTGTGTACGCGTAAAAGTTGTTTATTTGTGACGCGCCCGCGTTTCCACCGGCAGCGGCTTTAACAACCTTTTGTGGTTCGGGTTTGCTATTAAAAATGCCCATAAGTTTAGTTTGTCACAATCTCGCGGTTTTGGGTGGCACTAGCCGGCGCCGACAATCCCCGACGGAAAGCAAGCCAACTAGTGCCAAACACACTTTAGCGAATTGCGCTAACAACCATTGGTTTACCGACGGCTTGCGGGCGTGACGCTAACGCGGCTGCCCATATCATGCAACGGCATGCTTCAATAGGGCCGGGGCTTCGCAAACTACTAACCGTTATGCCGTTTTTTTCGCGTATTAGTACGGCCCGTTCAACGTGGCTGTTTAAAAGGTTTTGGTTGTTGTGTGTAAGTTTTTTTTCTAAAATCATGGCACGTACGGCGCTAGTCCATTTCAACAATTCTTTATAGCCAACGGTTACGCACCGTGTTTCTAGTTTTAGCGGGCGTGTGTTTTCTAATACGGGTACTATCGCTATTTTAAGGTTCGGGTTGGCGGCTATTTGTTCGTCAACTTTTGCCCATAAATCGTTGGTTGTTTCGGCAACAAAAGCCAACACAACATGGGTTTTACCGTTGGTTTGTACGGCGCGAACGGCGGTAAACGTGCTTTCGTCTAAAGCCATTTCCACGGCCAGTACACCGCCCGGCGGTGCCGGTTCGTCGGTTGCCAAACTCTCGAATACGCCCGGCGCCAACCAACCGTTGTTTACGGCTTGCCATAGGTTTACCGACGCGCGTAAAAACGCGCTGCGGTTTGGGCCTTGTGCTTCACCCTCGATAACGTCAACGTCAATTAGGCCGCCTGCCAATGCGGGGTTGGCGTATTCCCAAGCCTCTACGGTCATTGGGTCTACGGTTGGTGGCGGGCTAAATTCGGCAAAATACAAGTTAGTTTTGTTGCCGGTATCTATTGCTTTTAAGCCTTGGTCGCGCCAACGCAACAGCGCTTTACTTTCCTGCGTACCCGCCGTCGACACCATGAGACATAAAGGGTTTTTGCGGGCACGTTGCGACGGAAGTAAACCGTCGTCTATGGCGGCCTCTGATATTTGCCATACTTCGTCGGCCGTGATTAAGTCGCAACTATAACCGTGTCCGGCTGCCGGGGTTGCTGCTCGAATATGCCAAACCGAACCATTAGGCATAGTTAATTTTTGCCGGCCGTAAGACCATGAAACCTCTGCACCAAACTTGGCTTCAAGAATTGGGGCAAGGTAATTGAATTGCGCGGCCGTCAAGTCCAACTTATGGCTAACGCTAATAACGGTTTGGGGTTGCCCGCGCCGTTCGGTTTCACCTGTAAGCCATTCGCCTATTAGGGCACTGGTCATATGGCTCTTGCCGTTTTGCCGCGCCACGGACACAAGGCCAATACGGTGCAACCATTTACCCGTATCGTCAAAAGCGGTTAAACCCTCTAAACAATGCCGTTGCCAATCCATTAGCGGGGTACCTAAAACCCTCTCTGCAAAAAGCCCAACTTCATTTGCGCGTGATTGGTAACCACTGTGCGTAGTCGTTTCTAATCGGGGTTGATAGCGGCCAGTTCCGGCTAGTTCGCGCAAACCCTTATGGGATATAGGATTAGAAGAGACGGGGGCTTCCGTACCCTCA